GACAATGTTAACTATTGTAAAGGGTACGGTGTTAAATTTACTGAAAAATACTTAGTTAATTGTGTAACTAAGTACCAATACACTAGAAAGGTATTTGAACTGTTTAAAAAAATACATAAAAGCAAAGCAAGAGAAAGGTACTTACTTTGTTATAACCTTTTAAAACTTAGAACTAAGTAATAAATAAAAGATATGAATGCAGAACAGTATTTAGAAAGGATTGAAAATAAAAGGCTTAACAGTACACCATTATACAGCCGAACAGAAATGATTGACTTTGCAGAAAAGTATGCAAAGCAATTAAATATACCTTTTTTGTGAAGCAAATCGACCAGCATTGTGAATTTAACGAAGGACAATTTAACAGTAAGACCGTTGATGTAGAAAAAGCAGCGGATAACTATGCACACAACTACTTTAATATGCACGAAACAAATAGTTATAAAGAACTAAGAAAAGGGTTTATTGCTGGTGTTGAATGGGCAAATAAAATATAAAGAGAATGAAATATATGGGAGGAAAAATAGGATAGCAAAGGAGATACTACCTATTATTTTAAAAGACAGAACGCAAGGACAATACTATGTTGAATTAATGGCAGGAGGTTGTAATGTTATAGATAAAGTAACAGGAAATAGAATTGCATCTGATAAAAGTGAATACCTTATGGAAATGTGGTATGAATTAACTGAGGGTAAAACATTTATTGAAGAAATACCAAAAGATTTATATGATAGAGCAAGAACCGAATTTAACAATAAAACTAACAATGAATTTACTTTAGCAGAAATTGGATGGATTGGATTTATGGCTTCTTATAATGGTAGGTTCTTTGATGGTGGATATAATGGTAATTACAAAAAAAGAGATTACACAAAAGAAAGCATTGATAATATTAAAAAACAAATAGACTCTATGAAAGGAGTTGAATTTAGTAGTGGAAATTATAACGAAATAATTATACCTAATAATTCTATTTTATATTGTGATATACCTTATGAGGGAACAAAACAATACGCAACTTCTAAAGACTTTAATTATTTAGAATTTTTGGGAATGGTGCAGAACTAAAGCCAAGCAAGGACATAAAGTATTTGTAAGCGAATACAAAGCACCTAAAGACTTTAAATGTGTTTGGAGCGGAAATATTAAATCTTATATGAAAGCAGGTAGAAGCGAAATAGTAACCGAGAAACTTTTTACGAATGAGTAAGCCGACCGAGTAAGTGGAGGTTTTTAAAATTATTACTTACAACTAACCGATATGAGTATGTTTTAACATTAAAAAATAGAGCCATAAATGAACATCAAAGAAGAATTCTACCTTATAGCTTTAGAACAAATATACAACGGTGCGCCTCTTTACATAATAGAAGAGATGCTAGTTTATTTAATACAACAAGAACAATACCTAAAATGTGCTGGTGTTTACAAAGCACTTAAATTTGCTAACAGTAATACAATGCAATCAATAGAAAAAGAATTAGATATATGATAAAAGACATTTACAACTACGTAAACAATTACTTAAATATAGAC